CTGCTCGCGTGCGAATCGTGCCTCGACGACGGGCTCGCGACGGGCCCGAGCCTCGGCACCGAGTTTGATATCGACGACTTGATTTGGATGGATACGCCGACGCGCACGAAAGCGGCGGCCGACTCGATCGGCTCCGGCGGGATGTCACCCGACGAGGCGCGCGCGAAGTACTTCGGCCTCGGGCCCGTCGAGGGCGGCGATACGCCGTACATGCAGCAGCAGATGTTCAGCCTTAAGGCGCTTGCGAAACGCGACGCCGCCGATCCGTTCGCGAAACCCGCCGCACCCGAGCCGCCGCCCGATGCGAACACCTCGCAGGTAACGCCGTGAGCACGCGCGAATACCCGAACGATCCCGAGGACGTGCCGCGCGATCCGCCGTTGCGCCCGGTGATCACACCGCCGACGGGTGCACCGCTCGTCGACGCCACCACCGCCGCCTATCACCTCCGGATCGCGTTGCCGCTCTCGACGGAGGCGCAAACGGATCTCACGTCCAAGATCCAAGCCGCCTCGGATGCGATCCGCGACTACCTCAAAAGCGGCACCGATCCCGCGTGGGACGTGGCCGCCACCAACGTACCCGCGATCGTGCAACAAGCCGTGCTCCTCCTCCTCACGAACTATTGGGAGCATCGCGGCGACGACGGCGCACCCAACGATAGCGACGCGGCCTCGTGGAACGCGATCAAACGCCTGCTGTTGCGGCAGCGAGATCCGGCGCTCGCATGAAAGTCTCCCGAGGCGCACGCAACCATATCGTGCGAATCGAGGCGGCGGGCGCGCCGATCCCCGACGGTGACGGCGGGTTCGTCGACGTGTGGACGCCGATCGATCCGCCGACGTGGTATTGCGCGATCGAGCCCGTCACCGCCGCGAACCAAGAGCGGCTCGTCGCGGGCACCGTCGAAACGCTCGCCACGCATCGGTTACACGGCGACTATCACCCGCAATTGTCCTCGGTGTGCCGGATGTTTCTCGACGATCCCGAGCACGGCACCCGCCGGTTCGACGTGCTCTCGGTGCAGGCCGACGACGCCCGCCGGTTTTCGATGACGGCGGTTGCCGCCGAGTACGTCACCGATCACGATCCGCGCCCGCAACGAGGAGCGCCGGTACCGTGAGCGTGAAAGTAACGCTCGACGGGTTCTCGGAATTTTACGAGGCGCTCGGCGCGCTCCCGGCCGGGCTCACCGACGCCTCGCGCCCGTTCGTGCACAAGGCCGCCGATCAAACCGAGGCCGAAACCGTCGCGGGTTATCCCGGTACCGGGCACATGCGCGCGGGCGTGAAGCAAGCCGAGGACAGCCACGAGGGCACGTTCGCGATCGCCGTGCGCTCGACGGCACCCGAGGCGCATTTATGGGAGTACGGCACCGAGAACCGGCACACGCAAAAAGGATGGAACCGAGGCGCGGCACCGGCGCACCGCGATCAAAGTCTGCTCGCGATCGCCGAGTCGCACCGGCAAACGATGAACGGCGAGCTCGCCGCCATGGTGACGCAGGCCGGATTCGAGGTAAGCGGTGCCTTCGACACAGACTGATTCCGCCGCGATCGATGCCGCGTTGATCGCGGTGCTGATCAACGATCCCGCGCTCGCGGCGCTCATGCCCGACGGCGTGTACTTCGGCACGTCGACGGCGCAAGGCGCGCAACGATTCGTGCGCGTCGACGTGTTCGGGAGCGGCGACGAGTACCAGTTCGGATCGCCCGCGTGGGAGTGGACGCGCTACCAGATCAAAGCGGTGGCGCTCAACACCTCCGGGCTCGCCGTCGCGCAAGCCGCCAAGCGGATCTACGACTTGCTCCAAGACGTACCGCTCGCGATCACCGGCTACGCGTGGATGCGGACACAACGCGTCGGCAATCTCATTCACTACAACGAACCCGACGCCGCGAACACGTCGGTACGTTGGCAACATCGCGGCGCGCATTACACCGTGCAAGCCGCCGCGCTTGACACTCCGGGCGGGGCCCGGCGCACGTCGGACAAGGGGTAAACAATCATGCGTATCTATGGCTCGCGCGGTTCCGTCTCGATCGACGATCCGACGGCACCGGGCACACCGAAAGTGCTCGGCTCGCTCAACAAGTGGAGCATGTCGCAGGCGCGCACCACCGCCGACGTAACCTCGTTCGGCGATACCAACAAAACCTACGTCGTGGGGTTGCCCGACATCAAAGGCGCGATCGGCGGCTTCTACGATTCGGCCGATCGGACGATCTTTGATATCGCGATGGGCGAAGCGCCCGTCACCCTCACGCTCATCCCCGACACCCTCCAACCGACGTACCTGTGGAGCGGCGACGCGTACCTCGACGCGTCGATCGACGTGCCCGCTACCGGGCCCGTGGCGATCACCGGCAATTGGGTTGCGGCCGGGCCATGGACGATGGCACCCGTTGATCCGGGCGCGCGGAAAGCCGCGCCGCCGCCGGTACCGCAGCATCAAGCCGCCGCCTAGCGGGCGCGCGTGGGATCCGTCAACGGAGCCAAGGGCGCGGTGCGGTGGTCGTACCACCTCGCCGCGTCGCTCGGCGCGTTCACGATCACCCGGAGCGCGCCACCGGCTAAACGGCTCGTCCTCACGGCACACATTGTCGCCTTGAACGTGTACCGGCTCGCGCAAGCGCCGCTCGTGTTCGAGCTCGACATGCCGAGCGGGCCGCCGTGCCGATGGGCGATCCGGAGTGTGCGCGTCGACGGTGCTCAACTCATCGCTGAACTCGAACCATAGGAGCCGCCATGCCGCGTTGCCGCTTAGTGATGCCGCAGATCGATCGGATCCCACTCACCGAGGACGAGTGGATCGAAGTGAAACACGAGCTTACGACGGGCGAGCAACGGCGCATGTTCGCCGCGATGCGAACCGACGGCGCGTTCGACGGCGCGCGCGTCTACCTCGCGCGCGCGCTCGCGTACCTCGTCGCGTGGAGTTTGATCGATCCGGCCGGGCGGCCGTTGGCGCTCACCGCCGACGCGCTCGACGATCTCGACACCGACACCACCCGCGAGATCCGCGAGGCGATCGACGCGCACGAAGCCGCCGTCGAGGCCGATCGCGCGGCGCAAAAAAAAACGCGTATGAGTGGCGCGACGCTATCCGATCCGACTTTGCAATCTGTCGCCTAATGCACTGGACGTACGACGACTTGCTCGCGTTGCCCGCCTACCTCTACGCCGAGCTCGTCGACTATTTGAACGATGCGACGCGAGGGCCCGATGCCAACAGCTAGATTCGAGGCCGACTTCTCCTCGTTCATCGCGGCGATCAACGCCGCGCAGTACTCGATGGCCGATATGGGCAAGGGTGCCGATACGGTGCAGCAACGCCTGAACGACATGGTGGATCACTTCAGCGGGCGCGAACTGATCCAAGAGGCGTCGCTGATGACGATCGCGATCGAAAAAATGGGCGGTGTCGCGACGCTCACCGGCGACGAGCTCGCCGAGGTGGGCGATAAAGCCAACGATGCCGTCGACAAACTCCGCGCGCTCGGCACCGACGTACCCGAGGGGTTGCAAAAGCTCGCCGACGCCACCGCCGCCAACACGAGCGCGCAACAAGAGTGGAACACCGTGATCGGGCTCGGGAAAGACTTACTCGGCGGCCTCGGGATCTCGCTCGGGTTGAGCGGCCTCCTGCAATTCGGGCAGCACGTCCTCGACACCGCCGAGAGCATCGAAAAGTTTTCGCGTACTACCGGGCTCGCGGCCGACGAGGTGCAAAGCCTGATGTACATCGCGAGCCAAGGCGGCGTGAGTTTTCAAACGCTCGCGAACGCGACGGAAAACCTCGAACTCAAAATCGGCAAACAGGACAAGGGGTTGATCGCCGCGTTGACGGATCTCGGGATCTCGATGAGCGACTTTTCGAGCGCCGACACCTATCAACGGCTCGCGATGATCGGCACCGCGATGTCGGGGATCGATAACGCCGATCGGAAAGCCGCCGACGGAGCCGCGATTTTCGGCAAGGCGTGGAAAGAGGCGGGCGCGGTAATCAACGACACGTTCGCGAGCGTCGGCGC